TCAAGTAAGTTACCTGTGTAGCATTACCCAAAGGGATTTTGCACCAGTGACAACACAGTTTTGATGTATTCATTTTTAAACCCTCAAAAAAATCAGATAACAAAGTTTCATAATTCCACCCGTGACCATGACCGTGACCATGACCGTGACCATGACCGTGACCGTAACCCTGACCCTGACCGTGCCCATGATTCTGACCCTGACCGTGACCATGACCCTGACCGTGATCCTGACCATGACCCTGACCGTGACCGTGACCCTGACCGTGACCATGACCATGACCGTGATTCTGACTCTAACCGTGACCCTGACCCTGACCGTGGCCATGATCCTGACTGTTTTATGCTTCGTAAAGAAATCATATTATCTCCTTATTTTAGAATGCCAAAGCTTTCTATTGACTGCTTCATGACATAAAATTGATTTGGGAAAACTTGATAATCTTTCCATTGTGGTTCGTTAAATTTTCCAGTCTCATAAACAATTCCACAATCTGATAAGAGTACATAGTCATCATTTACGCCAATTAATTTACCAGTGTAAATATAATTAGCACAGAATAGAGTTATCCGTTCACCTAAAAACTTGACCAGTCCTTCTCCTTGAACTTCTTCAATTAATTTTTTCATAATTTTTCTCCTTTATTGATTTATTTATTTATTTTCTCCTTTATTGATTTATTTATTTATTTTCTCCTTTCCTTATTGCATCAAAGACCCAATTCCAGTACGTGTCCCATACTATAAGTAATATTACTGATACTCCCAATGCCCATGGGACTATGGCCCCGAAAAACCAGCCAAAAAGTAATAGACCATCATATGTAAAGCACATCATAATAACATGTATAATCTCATCAATCATTACTAGACCCCCTATTGCTTTTTAAACAGTCAATTTCAAAAATTCCCACGCCTTCTTGCACAGGGCAGGGGCGTTGGTTACATAATCCACATCAATATGTCCTGACCAATCTATGCCCTCAACATAAGCATTATTCCCGTACTCAAGTTGAGCCATAAATAATTTGTACCTTTCCTCCCCGCAATAATCTCGCATTCGTTTGAGGATGTCTGTGGGGTTGTCAAAGGTGGGGTTAGATTGTTTGATATGCTCATCAAGATTACCACATATTTTTCCGCAGGAACACTTATTATACAAACCTATGATTTTATCGTATTCATGCCAGCATCCGCCTGTCGCCTCGTGGAACAGTTTTGCGTAGTTAGGTTCGTTCATGATTCCTCCTAAAATATTTACCACAGTTTAGACATCTATACTCTTCCCCTGAATGGGACTTAATTACTCTTGTTGAATTACAATATGGGCAATTCATGCTTCATGCACCTCATAACGTTGTGTATTGTCCTCAGTAATATATCTATATACTCGTTTGGGAGTGGTACGTGCAACTTCAGCAAGACTAATGGTTGCCTGTAAAAGGACCTGGTGCCTCGCCTTTTCATCATCAATAATATCAGTATGTTTCCAGAACGTTTCGTTCTTACCATACCAATGTAGAATAATCTTAAAGCGACGGTGCTTAGCCATTAAAAATAGCCTCAACTGAAAGACTATCAACATGAATAGAGTGGTCTGCATCTACTGACTCATTAACCTCTTCTATAGAGGTAAAGTTCCGGCCACTACGTGCCGCGGCACCCTCCCAAAAATGTGGTCGTGGTTCATTGGCTGGATTGAGCCAATATGATTTAATCAGCTCTTGAATAGAGCTCTTACACCACTCAGGCCGGCAGTTCTCATCAAAGAATTTATCAAAGTAAAGATTCCTCTTGTGCAAATCATACCATTTTAGGTCTTTTCCCTGTTTACGCCATAGCTCATAATACTCTACATCTGAGATTGTTGCAGTAAAGCCATCCTGACAAAGCACCACGATCTTTTTCTCATCATCAAGTCGTGAGATGCATTTAATTAGATGGCACCTCTTCTTGACCTTGGTTATTGCCCCAGTAACAGGGTCCTCAATTGGTTCAGGTGTCTCAAAGTATTTTGCACCATACATCTTAATACTGTTTTTAAGTAACATTCGCTGCCCCATAACTTTCTCCTTTCTGATACTAGAGATATTGTATACTAGTTAAATTATTTTGTAAACTCCGAAGTTTAAAACCTTTTCATCTTTTTTATATAGTTACACGTGTTTCAATTGCCCACGGCCCATGAACAATAGACCGTGGGCAGTGGTCCTATATCCTTACAACCTTTGGCTCGGGCCGAGGTTCTGGCTTGATACCGTAATGAATACGTTGCATAAATGCATCATAGATTCGGTGCTCAGCATCGTTCAATGAGCTTGGGTCTCGTTCAATCTTTGCCTTCAGCTCAGATAACGTAATGGGCTTTATCTTTTGTGCCTGCTTTGCTGACTCATTACGGTAGAAACCTTTTAAGTTAGACATAATCCTACTTGCCTCCCTTCTCTTTCTTTATAGCGCCGGCAAAGTTCTCGGGCGCGAGGTTCTCTGTCTCCTTAGCGAAGACCACTAAGATGCGACCCAAACGTTTATGGCCGGCTTTCGTGTAGTGGTTCTTGAACCAACGGGCAACAGGGATACTGTCCTTTTGAGCCATGGCTCGTAGCTCTTTGTCAGCGACCTCCGCAGCCTCATTCATCTTCTTCATCATCAACTCTTTCTCATTCTCGTCCATAACAATTTCTCCTTTCTTTAATATAGTCTACCACACTAACGTGGTGATAGCTCAACTTTAACAACTCCCTTTATACTTATTGCCTCTGATGAATGCCTTATTTTTTCATAATCGTTATTACCTCGTTTTGTTTTATTTTATATCGGGGTTAAATAATAGTAAACCCCGTTTTTTATACGAAGTTTTATTGGAACTTCGGACAGAGGTACAGGAATCTTTGATATTATTAAAAGATATTACTATATTATTAATGATTATTGAGATAATTTTAAGCCCAATATCTCCATAAATATTTAATTTTATTAATAAATTGGACATCTGATATTGGACTATTGAGTATTATTGGCCTTTTTATAAAAATTTAGATTTCAATAAAAGTTTTTATACTCTATATAGGGAAAAATTTGAATTTTTTATTTTTTTAAATGAAAGTATTCAATATATCAATACACCAATATTAGTACGACAATTATTTAATCAAATTAAATACTTACGATATATTGATGTAATATTGACAGTAATATTAAGTCAATATATGCAACATTATGTGGTTTCAGGATAGAGGGGAGAGGAGCAGGAATCTTTATCTTAATCCTCTGCAAATTTATTAAAAAATCCCTGTTTTCTAAATAATCTCCTATATAGGTAGGAAAACAAAACAAAACAAGACAAAACAAAACAATACAAAACAAAACAATACAATACAAAACAATATAATACAAAACAATACAATACAATACAAAACAATACAATACAATACAAAACAATACAAAACAATACAAAAAAAGAAAGGAGCCATCTCTGACTCCTTAAAGGAAGGAATGTGTTGCAGACTTTTTAGTTACCTCCTTTCTATAAAATTAGATAAATACCTTCAAGTATATTATTTATGAAATGTGTTTATGAATTGTGTTGGTGTTGGTGTTGGTGTTTATAACATTCGTTTTCTAATCATTGCCCAGTTAATTGTTACGAGCTCTGGGTAATGTTGCACAAGGTATTGAAGAAGCAACTCCGTGTTTGCTTTGATATAGGCTTGTAGCTCCTGTACCTGTGCCCGATCGTGGTCAATATTTGACACCAAATTTCTAATAGTTTCATCCATGTTGATACCTCCTAAGTTATTAATCTTGAAGGTATTTATCTAAATCTATAGTAACTCTCAATTAGTACTGGATTTAGTGTAATCCTTGGTAAAGTGTTGAAGAAGTTACTACCCTTTATATTTAGTTATAGGTTTATAAATCCACTACTCAGATTGATTTATTAGGTTTACGCAGCGACTGCAAATCCGAGGTCAATGATGTTACGTTTGTAATACGCAACAATTCGTTCCGGCGGTTGCTGGGTCTGAAGTCCATTCTTCACTGCCAATTCAGCCCACTCCTTGGTATCAACTGGTTTATCTTTGGGCAGCGAACCGATTAATACCTCCATCTGCTTACAGACCTTGACTTCGATTTTCTTGCCTGTGCCTTTAACCTTCCCACTTACACGACTTCCACCACTCATCCTAGTCCGAATCCCCAAAATCTCTCTTACAATATTGAGTTCAACTTCGTTCAAGGACTTCATCTCAGCAATGAGACGGTTCTTGGTCACGGGTGCAAGGTTCTCAGCCTTCGGTTTGTTATCCACTACAACAGTATTCTTCTTCTTCATGATATTACCTCCTAAGTTAGCATGTTAGAAGAGTAGTGGATTTATAAACCTATAACTAGACTTTATTCAGTTGTCAAAGAACGAGATTAATTATTTATTTATTAATCGTTATTTAATTGTTGGTTATATCTTATAACGTAAATTTTTAAAAATAAAATAATAAATTAAAGTTGGGTTAATAATAAATAAATAATTAATACGCACGCACCTGGGGCCTGGGTACGTGGACCAATGGCACTCTCCCGCTTACCTTAGTACCCTTCTTAGAAAGCCGGGGGAATTTCTGGAAGCTAACAGTATTGTTTTAAAACAGATCAACGATAAACAGGAAAATAAAAAGATGCAACATTATTAAAAAAAGATGTTTACTTTCTATATAACACATGATAGATCTACTTTAGAGGTGTATTTATGGCAATTGATATAAAGAAAAATTCAACTTCGGTCTCGGCCCGAGAAGCCATCGCCGAGGTCCTCAATACATTTGATGAGCAAGAACTTGACCCTATAAAAGAACTTTGCTTGATTGCAAAAGACCCGAGCACACCACGTGATGAAAAAATATCAGTTCTTAAGGAACTTGCCTCATATAAGGCCCCTAAACGAAAAGCAGTAGATGTAAACCTTGAATCAGCGGAAGGTATCACTGTAAAGATAATTAAGATAAATAATGTACAAACTGCAGTAAATGAGATGTTTAAAGAGGGGTCAAATGGAGATAACTCTTCCACATAATTACAAGCAACGTGATTACCAAATACCATTATGGTCTTACCTAGAGGGTGGGGGTAAGAGGGCCGTGGCCATTTGGCATCGTCGTGCTGGCAAAGATATTACTGCATTGAACTGGACAATATGCTCAATTGCTGAGCGCCCTGGTTTATATTGGCACCTCCTCCCCACGTATAACCAAGGGCGCAAAATTATTTGGGACGGTATCTCAAAAGAGGGTGTACCATTCCTTGATGCTTGGCCACATGACCTTATTAAGTCAGTTAATAATACCGATATGAAGCTTGAGACAGTTAATCGTGGGCTGTGGCAAGTAGTTGGTACTGACTTCGTTGACCGCCTTGTGGGTCCAAACCCTATTGGCTGTGTATTCTCTGAATACTCCCTCCAAGATCCTCAGGCATGGGACCTTATCCGCCCAATCCTTGCTGAAAATAAGGGTTGGGCCATCTTCATATATACGCCTCGTGGAAAGAATCATGGGTATGAACTATATAACCTTGCCGTGTCACTTCAACAAAGTGGTAGTGGGTGGTTCGCACAACTACTTACAGTGAATGACACTGGGGTCTTAACTCAGGAGGATATTAATGCGGAGCGTATGGCGGGCATGTCTGATGAGCTCATCCAGCAGGAGTTCTATTGCTCATTTGATGCAGGAATGGTGGGCGCCTATTATACTGCGCAACTTGCAAAAGCACGTCTTGAAGGTCGTATTTGTAGGGTACCTGTCCTGGACACTGTCCCTGTTGATACTTACTGGGATTTGGGTGTGGACGACTCCATGAGTATTTGGTTTGCTCAAGATGTCGGACGTGAGATTCATTTAATTGACTACCTTGAAGATTCAGGTGAAGGTCTACCTTATTATGCCAAGAAATTAGCTGATAAAGGTTATCTATATGGAAGGCATGTAGGTCCACATGATATTAAGGTTCGTGAGATTGGTACAGGAAAATCTCGTCGAGAGACAGCCCGTAGTCTTGGAATTAATTTTGATGTGGCTAAGAAACCAAGCACTAAAGAGGATTCTATTGAAGCAGTAAGAAATATATTTGGGCAGTGTGTATTTGATTCTGAACGATGTGCTCGTGGTATTGATGCTCTTGAGAATTTCAAGAAAGAGTACAATCAGAAACGTAAGATATTTTTAAGTACACCAGTTCATGACTGGTCGTCGCATGGTGCTTCAGCATTTGAGACATTAGCCATGTCTCATTCTTTTAGAAGTTTAAACCGTAGAATTGTACTTCCTAACTTTCGTCAGAAGAACTATAGTTCTTCATATACAATGTAGAGGTCAAGATGAGTGATCTAGGGGTAAAAATACGAGCACACTATAATGATGCTGCAGGTAAACGTGGTGATTTTGAAACTGCCTGGTTAAAGGATATTCGTCAGTATAAAGGTATCTATGACCCTGAGGTTAAGGCAAAAATTGACCCTAAACGTTCAAGTGCCTATATTCGTGAGACCCGTACTAAGGTACGAACGCTTGATGCTCGTATCATGGATTTACTCTTTCCAGCTAATGGTGATAAGAACTGGGAAATATCAAATACTCCAGTCCCTGTTGTCCCGTTAGATGTTGAACAAAAACTTATGCAAATGGTCCAAGAGACCATATTACAGGCTGGTGAACAAAGACAACCAAACCGTGAAGAGATTGACCTTGCAAAAAAATCATATCTTACAGCTACTATCACTAATATGTCAAATGAGATTGATGACCAGTTATCTGAAATTAAGTATCGGAATATTATTCGTAATGTAGTTCATTCAGGTCATCTATATGGCACTGGTTGGTTGAAAGGTCCGTTGGTTAATCAAACAACTGAACAGCATTGGCAACAAGTGCAAAACAATAAAGGTAATATGGAATGGATATTATCTAAAAATAATGTTAATCGGCCATATGCTGAGTTCAAACCTATCTGGGCATGTTACCCAGATATGTCTGCTACTGATATTGAAGATTGTCGTTTCATGTGTGAAAGACATGTTATGCCACGGCATAAGTTACTTGAATTAGCCTCCCGGCAAGATTTTAATGGTACTTTAATCCGTGAATATATTGCAAATAATGTTGATGGTACTGCCTCATATCTAAGCTATGAGTCAACATTATACGCACTAAATGATATTGAGACAAAAAAGCAGCCACAGGTTAAAGGTTCATATGAGGTAATTGAGTTTTGGGGATATGTGACTGGTTCAGATTTAGTTGGTCTCGATGCAGAGAATTTTTTACCAGCAATAGGTGAACAATTACTTAATGATTTTCCAGTAAATATCTGGTTGCTGGGTAATGAAGTTATTAAGATTGCAGTTCAGCCAATTACAGGAGTTGTCATTCCATATTATGCATATTACTTTGATAAGGATGAGACTAGTATCTTTGGAGAAGGTGTTGCATCTATTATGCGTGACCCTCAAAAATTACTTAATGCCTCAATACGTGCAATGATTGATGGTGCTGCACATAGTGCTGGCCCACAGTATGAGGTTAATATTGATCTACTTGCTGAAGGTGAAGACCCAACAGATATTGGTGCATTTAAAGTCTGGCAGCGTGTAGGTAAGGATGCAGACGTTGCTGGTAAAGAGGTAGTTCGTATAAAACAAATTCAGTCTTATACACCTGAGTTTATGAGTATGTATAGCTTATTCAGTAGACTTGGTGATGAGATAACTATAATCCCACGGTATATGCAGGGGGATACTAAGGTATCAGGTGCTGCAAGAACATCTTCTGGGTTATCTATGTTAATGGGTCAAGCAAATATTGGTCTATCTGATCTTGTTAAGATGTTTGATGATGGTATCACAAAGCCATTCATTACTGCAATGTATAATTGGAATATGCAGTTTAATGAGCGGGAAGATATTAAGGGTGATATGAAGATTATTGCTCGTGGTTCTACTGCCCTTATGGCCAAGGAAGTACGTGCACAACAAATACAGATGTTCTTACAAATGACACTTAACCCAGCTGATACACTATGGGTTAAACGTGGCAATTTACTACGCAAATGGGCTGAGTCGACAGACATTGGTGTAGATGATATGGTTCGCACACAAGATGAATATGATCAGGAATTGACTAAACAACAAGAAGCTGCTAAGGCTCAGATTGCACAACAACAAGCTTTACAATCTCAAACACAATCTCAAGAAGGTCCCGGCTATAATCAGCTTTCAAAGATTCTTGCACAACAAGGTGAATTATTGCAAGATTTAACTGCAAAGGTTGAAGAGTTAGTTGCAACAAGTCAACGAACTCGTATACCTATACAACCAATACAATAACTTTATAGGAGAGATATTATGGCATTAATAAATATGGAGCGGCCAAAGCCAGACAAGACTGAAAATAAGGTTGCTGAGCCAATGGTTACTGATTCTTATTATGAAAAATACCCATGGGGGTTACGCCTATCCTTAAATAATGATGAATTAACTAAACTTGGTTTTGATATTACTAGTATCAAAGCAGGCGATGTTGGTGAGATTAATGCAAAAATAATCTTTACCGAAGTTCGCTCAGTTGATAAGGTTAAAGATGATGGCTCAACTAAAAAGGATAATAGCATTGATATTCAGATAACTGATCTTGAGGTTATCAATGCAAACAATTTTGAAAAAGCTTTTAATGAAGCTTCTGAGGAATAACATGAGTACACCTGAAGTAAATGAACTTGTAGAGCGAGTTCGTACACATATAAATGACCCTGTTATCATAGCTTTTATAAAGTTGTTTGAGATTAAGATAGATGAGTGGAAAGAAGCAATGGTTGATTGCAACAAAGATACCGTCCCTGAATTTCAAGGAGCTATAAAGCGTGTACGGGCAGTGCTTGATGATTTTAAACGTAGACCTAAAAAATCTGAGTTTAAGTCAGGGGCATATATAGGTTCATAATCCAATCTTAATGGATTAAATAATATGGATACGCTATTAAGCGCCCAAGGAGGAATGTATGATAAAGGAAGACACAGCAAAAATTGAGACAGAAAAATTTGTAGATGATTTTGTGAATGCGGCTACAAATTCACAGGCGGCTCCAGTAGTTGAAGAAGGGGCTCAAGGTGTACAGGCAGCTCCAGTAATTGAAGAAGGGGCTCAAGGTGTACAGGCAGCTCCAGTTAATTATCAGGACCTTTATCAAAAAGAGGTTCAACGCACTAAATCATGGGAAGGTCGGTTAAGTGCTGAAGCAAGCAAAAACAAAGAATTACAAAAAAGGATTGATGAACTCTCAAATAGGGCAGCTCAAGATACTACAATTAGCCTTGAGGAATTGATTAAATCTGACCCTGAGATTCAAACTTTTGTTGCGGAAATGGGTGATGAGTTTATAAAGCCACTTACTAAGATGTTACAGGTAACGGCTCGTAAACTTATTAATGATGCAGTTAAACCAATTCAAGACACTGTTATTCCAATTCATGAGAAGATTTCTTCTGATGAAGTAGCTGCGGCAAAGAAGCATTATACAAGTATATTAAATGAACATAAGGATGCTCTTGAGCTTCTTAAAAAAGGTTCATTAAATACTTGGATTGAGTCTTTACCGTACAAACAGGCTCTTGATAAACAACGCATCTTACAAGATGGTGAAACACAAGAAGTGATTGATCTTCTAACAGAGTACAAGCAGACTCTTATACCTGGTGCTCAAGGTAATAAAGGGCCACAAGCTACACGTACAGCGCAACGTACACAAGCAGAAATTGCTGCTGCAACAGCTGTGAAGTCTGGTCCTGCATCATTACCAAAAGGTTTAACTAAGGCAGAAGATTTTGTTGGTGCTTTTGAAGAAGCAACACAAACTACATAAATTAACGGAGGAAAAACGTTATGCCAGTTATTACTACTTATGGAGACATTAGTCCCAGAACTTCAGCTTTTGCTGCGAAAGATTTTCTTGAAAGAGCGCTTCCTTACCTGGTAATTGAGAAGTTTGGTCAGGCAAAACCTTTGCCGGCGAATAGCTCAAAGACTCAGACTTGGAGACGTTATAATGCCCTGGATGCAACACCAAATGTATTGGTTGAAGGTGTTACACCTACGGGTAAACAATTGACATCCACTGACGTATCAGTTACGTTGGAACAGCTTGGTGACAGGATTACTATTACTGATGTTATTCTTGATACCCATGAAGACCCCGTGCTGAGACAAGCAACAGAGGTATTATCTGAGCAAGCGGGTCAGATGATTGAAATTCAACGTTTTGGTATTATTAAAGCTGGCACCAATGTATATGTCGCCAATGGCACGCAACGTACTGATGTCAATACGCCAATTACGCTTGGGCTGCAGAGAAAAGTCACCCGTTACTTGAAACGCCAGAAAGCAAAAAAGATTACAACTGTTGTTAAATCTTCTGCAAATTATGGCACCACACCGGTTGCACCATCATTTATTGCTCTTTGCCACTCTGATTGCGAAGCTGATATTCGTAATCTCCCAGGTTTTGTTCCGGTTGAAAATTATGGTGGTGGTATGACCCCGTATGACAGTGAAATTGGTAAGGTTGAAGATGTTCGATACATTTATTCAACCATTTTTGAACCATGGCCTGATGGTGGTGGTGCAAAGTCTGGTTCCGGCACTGAGATGTTATCTACCGGAACTACATACGCTGATGTTTATCCAATTATTTTCCTGGCCAAAGATGCATATGGCATTGTTCCACTGAAAGGTGTAAATGCTATTGCTCCGATGGTTGTTAATCCAAAACCATCTGACAGTGATCCGATGGCACAACGTGGCCACGTCTCCTGGAAGACAATGACCAATGCTGTTATTTTGAACGATGCATATATGGTCCGCGTCGAAGTTGCAGTTACCGCTAATCCTACATAATTAGCGATATAACTCATAATTTTTAATTACGGAGGAAAACACAATGGCAAAGAAAGTTATTGTAAGTAGTGATGAGGGAGCACCTATTGATGGTACTCAAATTAATCAAGTTATGGACGCAGAATCTGTAAAGGGTAAGAAATTGAAAAATATTTCAAGAGATACTGTCGTCAGTGAAATGTTTAGTGATGAAGGTGCAATTAAAAATGCAGAAAAAGTCACTATACTTATTCACAGTGGGCTTGGTCAACTTGGTGGTGAACCAGTATTTGTGGCCGTCAACGGAGTTGGTTATTCAATTCCGCGGGACAAGCCAGTTGCTGTTCCATTACCTATATTGAAAGCTTTGGAAAATGCTACTGAAACTCGTTATTATCGTGAAGAGGTTGATGGTAAGACATTTGGTCCTATCATTTCACGGCAGGTTCCACGGTTTGCAATTAATCGTATAAAATAATTCGGAGGAAATAAATTATGCGACTCTATGATTATATCAGTGATGAAAATCTTGCAACATTAATTAAAGCAATCTTTGATCGCCCAAAGGCCTTAAACTCAGCCGGCCTGGATGTTGTTGCTGCAACCGGTGACCAGGATTTGAAGACAACTATCTCAATGGATTACATTATCAATGGGATAATCTACACCCTGGCTATCACAGCTACAATTGATATTTCAGCAACGACTGCTGGTGTAGCCGCTACTGCCGGTGGTGCAGGTGTCCAAGCGGCTGGTAAATATGCAGCATACCTTTTAACAGTAGATTCTGATGGAGCTATTGATTGTTTAAAAGGTGCTGACGCTGCCACGGATGCTCTTGCATTAGCTGCACTTCCAGCCCCTGCGGCAAATACCTGTCCATTTGGGATTTGGTTAGTTGCAAATACTACCAATCCATTTATTGCGGGTACTACGAAGGAGAGCGCAGCAGGTGTTTCGTTTACGTTCTATAACCTGTCAGACATCCCAAGTGGTTATGGTACCGGTGCGGTGTATCTCAACACGTAGCATTTATTAGAAGCCATAGTTGTTATTTGACTATGCCAGAAACCCTTAACCCATAGGAGGTGGGTAAACATGACAATTGCAAATGCAAAGCGCTATATAAATTTGATTTCTGACCCAATGGTACGAAGAGCAATGTTTGTATTGAAAGATGAGATAGACAACATCTCATTAACACCTGGTGCTCAGGGTGCAGCCGGTGCTCAGGGTGCTCAGGGTGCTCAGGGTGCAGCCGGTGCTCAGGGTGCTCAGGGAGCTCAGGGTGCTCAGGGTCCTCAGGGTCCACAGGGTGCTTAATTAGATTTATATAACATAATATAAAGGAGGGAGTTAACCCTCCCTCCTTTTGTATAGATTGATTAAAACAGTTGAATTATGACACCATTAGATTACATAGAGGCAACTATTTTAATGAGTATATACAAAATTATAGCCTAAATTTAGAGGAAAATACCATGGCAAATATATCTAATTGGTTAAATGAAGTATCAGTAAAGGTTCCAGGTGCAATCAAGGATGATATTGATTCTACGAGTAGATCAATTATACGTGAGTTTTGTGTAAAAACTTTACTTTATATCCGTCAATTAACTCCATTTGATTTAGTAGCAGGACAAGTTAATTATACACTTGTACCACCTGACGCTGAGACTGGTATTGTTGGTGTTGAAAGATGTGAGATTAATAGTGTTCCTGTTGCATATGCTTCTGAAGATTTGCTTAATCGTACATCTGAAGCGTGGACTAATATTGAGACTGACTCACCAGTAAATGTAATGATTGATGCTGAGAAAATATTAAAGTTAAAAGAGTCACCTACAACAACAATATTAGATGGTATTGTAGTTTGGGTATCATTAAAGCCATCACCAACATCAGATGAAGTCCCTGACTTCATTTATGAAGATTGGTTTGATTGTATATTGTATGGTATACTTGCTCGATTATTCAAGACGCCAAGTAAAACATATACCAATATTAATTTAGGTGTATTTTATGAGCGTGAATATAAAGGTGAATTAACCAGAGCTAAAGGTAAGAAAATAACTGGTTTAGCAAAAATGTCATTACGAGTTCAGAGTGCTCCATTTAGTGTTGTTTAAGGAGGAATTATGTTAGTCGCAGCAACTATTAGATCACGTGCACGTAGCTTATTAAATGAGCCTGTTGAAGGATTCTATCTTGATGATGAATTTAACAATTGGATAAGTGATGCTGCCATTGATATTTCTGGTAAAACATATTGTTATGTTACTAGTGAACTTATAGATTTAGTTAC